AAAATAAAACTATGGTGCTTTCATAATTGGAGGATTCTGGTTATTGTGGGCGCCATAGTTTTGGCCTATCTCCTTGGGGGTAAAAAAGTTAAAGCACTTGAGAATCAATTACAGATGGCTCGAGAACTTTATAAAAATGAACGTGATACAATTGAGGGTGCTTCTAGTAAAAAAACAGAAATGCAAACTGAAGCAAATGTTAAATATTTGCGCGCTATTGAGATTGCGAACAAAACCGCCATGGAATCAGAAGACCAAGCAGAACTAATCAAAGCAGAGAGAGTACGCCGGCTTGTTGAGATTAACAAAGACAACCCAGAAGAGATTGATCGTATTCTTTCAGAAGAATTTGGGATCCTCGTTATGGATCCAAAGGACAAGTCATGAAACCTTCAGAGAAAACTGGTAATAATATTTGGATTATTAGCGGCCCTACAGCAGTAGGTAAGAACTGGAGTGTTCTAGATCCGTTGATGAAACTTAACATCCACAACTTGGTGGTACAAGACATGGACAGACTTAAAGGCAAGGGCCAAGTGATGGTGCAGGGTTTTGTTGATGCTTTTTTTAAACAAAACAAAGGGAAAGATATTGTTCTCGGAGGTGTTGCGTGGTGGCCGGGCGAGAATCCTCTAAAGTTTCCCGAAGAATCAAAACGAATCTGCCTATATAGAGATCCTAAAGCGATAGCAAAAGATAGGTATGAACGTGACTTCCATCAATTGAATTCTCAAGGTTCTTCATTCTCTAACATCGAAAAAGAAACTGTTAAACAATTTGCCCTTTATGAAGAAAGAGGTTGGATAAGAGCAACAGCAGATCAGGTTGTAAAAGATATTGTATCTCATTATCAACAGGGAGTGGTGTAATGATACTATTATTGCTTTCTACAGCGTTAGCAGAACCTTTGATGGTTCATCTTGATGCAGGCGAAACAGCACCCTTTGACGGCCGCCTAATGAACGATGAGGCGGTGGCCAACATTATTGCTGGTCGAGAAATGTCCATTGAGCAATGTGAAATCCAAAAAGAACTTGCCTTATCATTAACAAAAGCGGAATTACAATTAAAAATAGACTATTTAAATGCAGAGTTGGAAACAGAAGCCGCGAAAAACACAACTCTATTGGAACTTCGAGATCAAGAGATTTCCTCGCTCCGAAAAGAAATAAAACCAAATAAAACTATGTGGGCTTTTTTCGGAGGCTTTTTGCTTGCGACGGGAACTTCGCTAGGTACCTATTACGCAGTCAGGGAGATAGACAATGCAAATAACTAAAGAACAACTAAAGCAAATTATAAAAGAAGAGATATCAACTTTACTAGACGAAGTTGATACAACAGAAAAACCAACTAAAGAGAACGAACATATTATTTATGTTGCTCTGCAGACACTCTTTAAAGATGACAACCCAAAAAGAATCAAATCAGCAATCGGTATGGCTGTGGCGGATATTTCTGTGAAATTCAGCGGTACTCCATTTGAAGAATTGGAACCTCTCGTGATTAAGCAATTTGAAGAAATTAACAATCACCCGAATGCTAATCGAAGAATATTACAATTAATTCCAAAAGTTCAATCGATATTTCTGAGCCAACTAAAAGATGCTATGTCGGGTATGTGGGAAACAATAAATGATTCTTAAAAAAGAACAGTTTGAAATTATGATAAACGAAACTCCATATAACATGGTTGACTCGAGGTACTAGTGAAAAAGAAAGATCCAAATTATGCTGTTAAAGTTGAACAAGCAATAGCAAAGAAGTATGGAAATGAAACAGTTGTGAACCCCAAATCTCAATGGGATGATGAAAAAGAAAAAAAATACCTTGACGAATTGAAAGAAGTGTATTATAATAATATAGGGGAAGAAGACTATGACAAACAAGAAGTCAATGGTGTTTTTATCCCCAAGAAACTACTTAAGGATGAGTCTAATCGCTCCTGTTCAACTTGTAATACATATTCGTTCAAATCTAAAGATGATGTCTATATGACAAAATTTGATTGCTGTTGGAATTGTTATATACAATATATTGAAGGGCGAGAAGAAAGATGGAAAAAAGGATGGAGACCAAATATATGAGTTCAACAACATTAGAAATTATTCAAGGATTAGCCCAAGCAGCAGCCAATGCGTACGATGGTGCACATGATGAACGCTTTTCGCTAAATGGACAAGTACGCAAAGTCGGCCTCCGAAGAGAAGAAGGATGCCCTATTATGGACAAAAGAGTCAACGATGGTTTTTCTGTTAAATTCTACGGCAATTGTATGGTTATAAATTATCAAAGTGACGAAAGGCTTAAAGATGTCGCGGATCCAAAATACGATCAAGAAATCGAAAGAATGTTGAACGAAGTAAAGAAGTTTCTACAGAAAGAGTATAAGGCTATTACCGGCAATTCTGTTACACTCAAAAAGAAGGGTGAATCACAAATACTAGTTCAGTCGACTTCAAATGTGCGTACATTTGTGCAAGCATATCAACACTACACAATATCAGGTATCAAAGGGGAAGAACCTTATGAACCATCTGTTAAAGATATAACGCGTAAATTCTTGGAACAACATTCAACTAAAAGACCCCAAAACGATACACGCAAGAAGGGCTAATGGCTTTTAAACTCTCCAAGCAAGAAATTGTTAAGGAGATTGTGAAATGCGGTAAGGATCCACAATTCTTCATCGATAATTACTGTCGCATCTCGCATCCTCTAAAGGGGCTCATTCCTTTTAAAACCTTCGATTATCAGAAAGACCTGCTCAAGGACTTCAACGATTATCGATTCAATATTATATTAAAAGCCAGACAACTTGGTATCTCCACAATCTCAGCGGGATACATTGTCTGGTTTATGCTTTTTCACCGAGACAAGAACATTCTTGTTATTGCAACCAAATTTGGAACGGCTGCAAATCTCGTTAAAAAAGTGAAAGCAATTATGAAGCACCTGCCGGAATGGATCAAAATTTCAAAGATCGTCACGGATAATAAGACTTCATTCGAATTATCAAACGGTTCACAGATTAAAGCAGGAACCACCTCTGGAGACGCCGGTCGTTCGGAAGCCTTATCGCTGCTCGTTATAGACGAGGCAGCGCACGTAGAAGGTCTTGACGACTTGTGGACGGGTCTTTACCCTACTCTATCAACAGGAGGTCGTTGTATAGCCTTGTCGACCCCGAATGGGGTAGGAAATTGGTTCCACAAAACCTTTGTTGACTCGGAGTCTCAGGAAAATGACTTTCACCCAATTACTTTACCTTGGCAAGTACACCCAGAGCGTGATCAATCTTGGTTCCAGAAAGAAACGAAAAATATGTCTCGCAGACAGATTGCTCAGGAATTAGAATGCAATTTCAATACTTCGGGAGATACGGTTGTTCATCCGGATGATATGCAATGGTTGTATGAAAATATAAAGGACCCACTTTACAAAACAGGGTATGATAGAAACTTTTGGATTTGGGAAAAATATATAGAGGAGTGTTCATACGTATTGGTGGCCGATGTTGCTCGGGGTGATGGAACTGATTTTTCTGTTTTTCACGTTTTAAGATTAGACACAATGACTGTTGTAGCAGAATATCAAGGGAAACCAAACTTAGATTTATATTCTAACATTCTTTATGATGCTGGTAAAGAATATGGTTTTTGTTTACTGGTAGTGGAAAATAATGGTATAGGAATTTCAGTTTTAGAAAAATTAATATCTCTAGATTACCCAAAATTGTATTATTCCATAAAATCAACTCATGAATATATCGAATCATATCTAGCCGAAGGTAATGATAGATCGGTTGCTGGTTTCACAACATCAACAAAAACTAGGCCGTTAATAGTTGCAAAATTAGAAGAGTACGTTAGAAACAAACTAATTACTCTACATTCTACTCGTTTATTTCATGAAATGAAAACTTTTATCTGGTTCAACGGGAAGCCACAAGCAATGAGGTCTTATAATGATGATTTGGTTATGGCCCTCGCGATTGCTTGCTGGGTAAGAGACACAGCACTTCAAGAAAACCACAGAGAAGTAGAATATAAGAAAGCAATGTTGAGCGGAATTATGAAATCTTCAAAGACTATGAATACATGCATACAAGGACAAGAAGGATACGCTCAAACATTTGAAGAAAAACATGCAGAAGAAATAAAAAAAGCAAAAGAATTTTTTTGGATTTACAAAGGATAGAACATGGCACGTAACGATAGAAACCCATACAACAATCAGAACAATTTGTTCAAAGCACTAACAAGACTACTTTCTGGTCCAATTGTTCAACGCAGAACACAGTCCGGAAGACAACTAAGAAGAAGGCACCTTGATGTTTTTGCAAAAAGATTCAAGTCAGCCAGCGGTCAACAGTTTAAAAAGACAGACTATAACCCAATGAATATTACTTCATTGAACATGGTATCTAATAGAAATAGAGCAGAGCGATATGTTGACTTTGATCAAATGGAATACACGCCCGAGATTGCATCCTCTTTGGATATTTATGCTGATGAAATGACTACACATTCCAGTCTTACACCAATGCTTCATATTAAATGCTCAAATGATGAAATAAAATATATTCTCCATTCATTATACTATAACATAATGAACATAGAACATAACTTGTTTGGGTGGGCACGAACTATGTGTAAGTATGGAGATTTATTTCTGTATCTGGACATTGATGAATCTGCTGGGATTAAGACTTGCATTGGCTTGCCTCCGCAAGAAATTGAAAGACTTGAGGGTGAAGACCCAACTAATCCAAACTATATCCAATACCAATGGAATAATGCCGGATTGACTTTGGAGAATTGGCAGATAGCACATTTTAGAGTGTTAGGACATGATAAACATGCACCATACGGAACCTCGGCCCTTGAACCAGCACGAAGGATTTGGAGACAACTTACTTTAATGGAAGATGCTATGATGGCTTATCGTGTTGTTCGGGCACCAGAAAGACGCGTCTTTAAGATTGATGTTGGAGGTATTGCACCGCAAGATGTCGAACAATATATGCAAAAAATTATGACCCAAATGAAAAGGCATCAGGTCGTAAATCCGGATACTGGTCGTGTAGATTTGAGATACAACCCTCTATCGGTTGAAGAAGATTATTTTATTCCTATACGTGGTGGATCATCTGCTACTGATATTAGTAACCTCGCTGGTGGTGCCATGACATCAACAATTGAAGATGTGAAATATCTTAGAGACAAATTATTTTCGGCTCTAAAGGTACCCCAATCTTACCTAGCGATGGGAGAAGGAGGGTCAGAAGATAAAACAACATTGGCTCAGAAAGATATTCGTTTTGCGAGAACTATACAAAGATTGCAACGAGTCTTGATATCAGAATTAGAAAAAATTGGAATTGTTCACCTTTATACCTTGGGGTATCGAGGAGATGATTTGTTGAATTTTAAATTGTCCCTGAATAATCCAAGTAAGATTGCTGAGATGCAAGAACTTGAACACTGGAAGACTAAGTTTGATATCGCCGGCGCCGCGACTGATGGTTATTTCTCAAGGCGATGGGTAGCAGAAAATCTTTTAGGATTATCGGAGGAAGAATTTATACGTATGCAAAGAGAGATGTTCTCGGATAAAAAGATATTAGCGAGCCTAGAAGCCGCAGGTCAAGCACCAGAAGATGGCGGTGGTGGTCTAGAGATTGGTGGCGGAGACACTAGTGATGATACTGGTGGTGTAGAGTTAGGCGGAGAAGCCGACACGTCAGAACCGGCTGCGAAAGACGATGAAGAAGAAGTATTACTAGCAGAACCTGTTGCTCCCGGAAAGAGAGATGACGATGAAAGACCAAAGAAAAGAGGGCCGTATAAAAGACACCAGCACTCTTATAGAAAAGGTGCGTTAAAGAAAAACATGATAAACCAAGCCAACACTGAAATAGGTACATTAAGAAAAACTTTTCCGGGTAAAGTTGGTTTCGGTGGCCTAGACTCCTTGGGCAGAGGAGTAACAGAGTCTAAAAATTCTGATATTTTAGAAGAAGAAAAACTATTTAATACTGATTTCGAAATCAAGTCGCTACTTGAATCACTCAATAAGGAAAAACAGCATGAAACATAATAAGAAAAGAAATACCGCTTTTCTTTACGAATGCCT